TTTTTTTGTTTAGGTCTGTAAAAAGTAGTAAGATAACTTTCAATATCTAATTTTAATTCTGTTAGTAGCCCATCTTTTAGCTTGTCATATTCTATTCCTAAAGGCACTTGAAAGAAGCTAAGGCTTTTAATTCCCCTTGTTTTAATCTTGTGGCTTATATAAATAGCTAGTCCTGACAAGTAGCGCCCTGTATCTTTATCCCTACCCTTCCCCCATCCTTTTGGTTTTAATCCTTTCATTTTGACCCACTTAGATAAAATGTCGATAGGCGGCCCTTTTGTTGTATAACTGTAAGGACTTGATTTTGTTTGCCCTTTGTAGTTTTCATAGGATCGTTTATTTTTATTCCCTGAAACCCCTTTATCTAAAAAAGTTCCATAGTCTAGCATATAAAATTTAGTGCTAAAGCCTTTAGCAGTAGGCACTACTTCAAATCTAATTGACTGACCTAAAGCCGTATTCCCTTTGTCTTTAGATAATTTAGCCTTAGCCCCAGCCATAACATCCTGACCAAAATTATCTAAGTATTTTTCTAAACTCTTAGTGTCCATTATACAAGCCCTACAAATATTTCTAATTGTACATCTGCTGTGCCTATTGGTCTGGCTTCTAAGTTTGCTAATTCATCAGTAACTCCAAATACGATAGTCGTATTCCCTGCTCCCTTAATAATATCATCCCCATTAAAAAGAATGTGTGAAGCCCCTGCTCTTAGCCTTACAATATATGAAGTCGCCACGCCTACTACTGCTAATTCAATTTCTGTTGTAGTATCTAAATTAGTTACTCGGATGTATTTAGCATTATCCCTGTCTATTGCTCCTGGACTACTATAAGGAGCTGTATCAAATACTGCTATTATTGTATCTTGCGAATGTGTACAAGTTACTATTCTTTCAAATACATCTACTATTCCTGTTGTTGTTAATGAATTTGAGCTGCCTCGTATAGCTCCGTTCAAGACCACGCTTTCGGTTACTGTTGTTGTTAAGTCTGCCATTGTTATAATTTTATTGTTATTTTAAAAAATCCTATTTCTATTTTATATTTTCCTATTTTGAATTTCCACATTACTTTCCTATTGAAGTATTATCAACAGGTATCGTACAAGTCTGAAAATCATTCTCCACTACTATTCCAATAGAGAACACCCATCCTGTTAAAAGATTATCAAAGCGTTCTTGAAACGGCTCTAAAGTATATTCTCCATCTGTAAAGTAAACGGGCTCATTAATATCTTGCGTTCCATCTGCATTTGCTGACTGCCATTTACTATGCCTGAACATTCCTATAATGTCTGTACATATCTGTAAGCAGCTAGACATTACCTCTTGCTCATTACTTAAATAATCTGCTGATTGAAAGTTAGCCTCAGTCCAGTTTTCTTTCTCGGTTACAGCATCCATAACAAACAGTTGGAAATTGTATGTCAAAGAAGATAGCCCTGTTGTTACATTTACTGGGTTTATATGGAATAATGGAAACAAAGTATTTCCCATATCTATACGCCAAATATCCCCTGTGGTGGTGGTGTTAATCTGTTGGTGTTCCACCCCGAGTTGCTTGAGGGTATCAATGGCATTATTAAAAGTCTTATTATCTATCATCTCTATTTACTGTTTTACTTAAATTTAAATCTGTTTCATAACTTAACCAAGTTAAGCACTCTAATAAATTCAGCTTAGTTACTGCATCTAAATTTACTATACTTTCGTTACACAATCTATGCATTACTCCGAACCAAGACCATCTACTTGCAAAGTCTCCGTCTGTAATATTTTCGTTTCCTGCCTCTGTTCCGTTAAAAATAATTGCGTGATCTCTAACAATACCGTCCCTAAAGCGTAAAAAAAAACCAGCACACTTTGTACTTGACTTGCTGACATCTTCCCCATTACCTCCGCCCTTATTTTAATATTACCATCATAGGCTTCTATAGTATATACATCCTCACTTTCTCCTCTCTCTATAATAGGTCTAAACAATATAGCCACTAATTCAGGTAAGTTCTTTTCAACACCTTCTTTTATTAAAGTCTCAATATCTGCATACTCACCAAGGGTAATTTCTGAAAGATCAGGATGCATTCCGTATTCAACTCCATCTATTTCAATAACCTTTTTTAATATTGTTTCCTTCTCTCCCTGTACCTCTCCCATCTTACTTAGTATGGTAGTAACATCTCTTAAAGATAATTCCTTAACTAACTTTCTAGGAATATCTGTTAATAAAGCTATTGTTTCTTCAGCCTCTTTTGCATTGCTCCCTTGTGATATATCAGTTAAAGCTATCCAAGTTTCCAGAGTTACATCTTCCCAAGAGTTGATTGTGCTATAAGTCTTTTCCTTCCCTTCTTTTTTAATTTTTACTTTCATAGTAGTGTCTGTGTATATTAAAGAAATAGTTAGTTTTTAGTTTACTGTTTGTTTTATTAGTGTATATTTGCTGCGTTCTTCATATTCTTTCTTGTTAAAAGGAGTTGCTTATAGTCAGTAGGATAAACCTAAAAACTTTAAGTAGCTCCTTTTTTTATTGCACAAAATACTTTCCGGCATTAGGATTGTCTAAATGATAAATGACATTATACCTTATTCCGTCTATGGCGTGGTTATATGAATCCACATATAATTTAGATGACTTATCACTATAAATATAATTGTTCAGCTCTTTAGCTATGTTAGTTGATTCAGGACTTACTACTAAATGATAGTCTTGCATTCTAGTTATACCACTTTCAATAGTTCCTTTCTTTACAGGCTTAATATTTACGCCTAAGTGTTTTAAATCGGCAATAAGGCGTGGCTCAGAACTGTCTGCTATACAAAGTGTATCTGCTACTTTATCTAAAATGATTGCAGCTAATTCGTGTGATTTTAAACCATTACGATAAACTTCTTCTTTAAGATATATCTTTTTATGCTTCTTATCAATAGCAACAGAAGTTAAAGAATCAGGATCTATTGAGAATCCAAAATCAAGACCACAAGAAACCTGCAAGTTATCAGGATTAAACTCTCCTATACTCCAATTATCAAATACCACCCCCTCTGCTTTGTCTAGCCACCCCCCTAAGATTTTGTGAGTGTACTTCTTAAAGTTAGTATGTTTTATAGTCTTAATACGCTCTAGGAAGCTCGTAGAGAGATTATCTTCATTGTCTAGGTATGTACTATGGATATAGCATACATTGTCTTTAACGCCATTAAAACCGCCTTCAACACCTTTGTCCTCAAAAAACCTTTTGTAAATCCAATGCTCTTTAGTAACAGGGTTTAATATAAGTATGATCCTATTCTGTATGTTCTTTTCTCTTATGCTTAAGTCTATTGTGTCAAATATATCTTCATCAACAAGTTCTTCAGCTTCATCTAATACCCAAGTTGAGATTCCTTGCAAAGACTTTAGACTAGCCGTTTGGTTTCCTGCTGAAGTCCTTATCCCTCTAAATAGAATGTCAGAGTTGTTGCTTTGATTTAATACTTCTGCTTTATTAATACTAAAGACATCATCAAAACCTAAAAGCCCTATCTTTTCTAAGAACTCAGGAATGATTGATAAGTGAGCTGATGTCATTGTGAACCTTGTAAAGAGTATTCTAATACCCTTTGCCATAGTAAGTAAAGTTAGAAAGACTGTAACAGCGTAAGACTTTCCTGAACCCCTACCGCCTGTTATAATAAAGTACCTAGCTTTAGATTCAAATAAGGGGCTGTATTTCTTATTCAGTATCAGTTTCAACAAATGTTATTACAGGCATATTGATAGCTTTGTCACCTGAAGTTATGTCTAGTCTATTTGTTTCATTCCAACCAAGTCTAGTCTTAGCAGCGTGTATAACAACTGAAGGTACTTTGTCCTTAACACATTCATAATACTTAGACTTAATAAAATCTTGTTGTATGTTTTCTATTTCTTCAACCTGAGCTGCAAATTCTTCATCTTCTTTTAGCCACTTATAAAAGTTTGTTCTGCTTAGGTCAGTTGCCTTTAAAGCTGTTGTTATTACTCCTAGACTTGACTCTAATGCTTTGAGCATTCTCTCTTTGTTGATTTGTGTTCTATTCTGTTCCATTGTATATTATGTTTTTTAGTTCTTCTAGCATATTAGTTCTTGCAGTTGCTTCATTCATTCTCCAACTTTTTTGTATTGCTAAATGTTTGTCAAAATCTTTATTGCATTCTTTTATTTTGTTCTGTAAATCTTCATAACCTTTTACTATATAATCTTCTACTTGTTCTTTGTAATAATTAAGCTCCGATTTGTTAATTGTATTTCTACAGTTTACATCAAAGAACACTACATTGTTACAAAATCCTGCTTCATAGTATCTATTAGCTAAGTTATTAAATACTTTATGTGTATATTTATCTTCTATATATAACTGATACTTAAAAAGATTAAGCGTTTCTTTGTTTTCTTCCCAAGATAGTTTTTTTATTAATTTTGCAGTACACCCTATATGCCTGTATTTTTTAAAGTTTTTAGAAGTTGTGCTTAAACACAAATCTTCTTTAAGATACTCTTTGCAGTATTCAGCTCTATCAGTTCTAAATGTACCATAATAAACACAATCATAAGGCTTATCTTTTACTTCATTAGGCTTCTTTGAAAATAACAAGTTTAGATTGAGCATTATCTCTCCTTCTTCTTCCCAATTTTTAATGTGTGTTACATTTTTATCTTTTAGAAAAGTATAGTTAGCTGATATTGCATATTCATTTAATATCCAAAAAAATCTTGCTTCATTATTATTATCTGCTATTTGTTTCATTTGTTTAATAGGTGAATAATAGTTAGAGTAAAAAATTAATATCGTATCAAACTTTGTTTCTAAATGTTTATTATATTCATTCTCATTATATATAAAAGTGGCATCTAAGTAATCAGATATGATTAAAGTGTTTCTAAAGTATGCGTCTATTCTTTTGGTGAAGTATTGTTTTTTTAATCTTCTTTCATTTCCGAATATAGCTATTCTCATAAATCTAAAAGCTCTTTGAATTTACTATAACTTGTTTTAGTTCCTGTAAGTTTAAGTTTATCTTTTAGTTCTTCAAGCTCTTTTAAGTTTTCACATTTGATTATGAAATTTACATCTTCATTAAAATCAATTACTTCTTCAATATCTTCTATGTCATCTTCATTTTCCCAAACATCTAATCCCCATTCAGCAAGTTGTACGCTATCCCATTCGTTTGCTAGTATATCCCATTCCCATTCTCCAAAGCCTACATTGTCCTTTACGATAAACTCTTTCTTCTGATCTTCAGTAAATCCTTCAGCTACTTCTATCCATACTTCTTTAAGCCCTGCATCTTTACTAGCCTTTAATCTCATATTGCCACCTAAGACCATCATATCTTCATCAACGACTATTGGTCTTATCTTTAACATTTCAGGAAACTCTTGTATTGACTTTACTAGCTTTTTAAATTTATCGTTCTTAATGATTCTAGGATTGCTTGGATTTCCTTTGACCTTACTTATCTTAACTTGTTGCTTCATAGTATTATAATAGAATTTGTTGTTATTTATTTAGTAATCCTCATTTATTCCCCTATCTCCTACCAGCTTTTCTTTAGCTCCATCCCATAGCTTATCACCTCTTTTTTTTTTACTTAGTGATTCTTCGGTTCTGATTTGACTAGGCATTCCTTCAAGTGGTTTGCTATCCATATACTTTCCACACTTGCACAAAGCCTCTTTAGTTTCCCACTCCCCATCTATGTAAACTATTGTAGCTACTGATAGGTCTTTAGTCTTTCCACACTTGCATTTATATAAAGTCATTTCTTAGAAGTTAAGACATCTAGTTCAAAGTGTAAATGATGTATAGCCTTTCTAATATCTTCCAGCCCTCCGTCCTCGTGCTTGTTCTTTGATCTTAGCAAGTAAGTAACAGCCGTTCCGATATTATAGCTTAGGTCAAAATTAGACACTACGTCTTTAGCCATATATCCGTTCTTTCCTTTATAGTATTCAGGTATTTCTTTTGTCATAGTTTCATAGTAGTTAGTTGGTATTGGCATCTTCTATTTCTTTTAATAATTGTACTGGGGTATAGATAGGTAAGTCATCATTGTAATTTTTATATATACAAGTAAACTGTTCGTTCTTGCCTTGTTTCCAAGTCCAGAGAGTTTTGGTTGCTTTCTCAATTTGTTGTTTTAAAACCCATTTAATTGTCTTGTAAGTCTTTGTCATTGTTTTCTTTTTTTATATTTAGTTCTATTGTCTTTTACATAATTTAGTGGCTGTTTAAATCCGAACATCATTATAAAACTTCCTTTTGTTTCAGGGCAGTATAGTTTTGCTTTAGTCATTGTATTTATTATATAGTTTTTTTATTCCATCAAAGCAAGTTGATAAACAAGATCCGCAACTTGTTCCTGTTCCATAGTTTGTATTGTAGATTGTATTGTATAATTCAATCATTTTCTTTTTAGCTGCTATATTTTTTGCCCTTCCTGTTTTTAAGTCTTTCCATAAGTCTAATATTTCATCAATCATTTCTTGTGGCAAGTCATCAGGAGCTTTCATCTCAGTAGTCTTAGCCCAATACTTGTGTGGACATTCCTGACTTCCAATCCTTGCCTTGATTTTCATAAAACAAAGGCATCTTTTACATTGACCTAAAGTCTTGGAATAGTAAACGCATTCCTTACAGATAGCTATTCTGTCTTTATAGACTTCATCAGTAACAAAAAACTTATTCATTTTAAAATATTATTACCATACTGTCGTGCATTCCTGCTTTGTTTTCTACATATTCTCCAAAAGTATTGACACCTTTAAATTTAATCCTTTTATAAACAAACCTAATTTCTTTTTGATTAGGCAAAATATAATGATGAAACAATTTTGTTGATGTTGATACAGGTAAAAGCATAACACATAGTTTTTCTTTCTTACTTTCTTCTATAGCCTTTATTACAAAAGCCTCTTTTAATTTTCTTGAATAAGGAGGATTTATAAAATTTCTATCCCCCCAACTTATATCTAATCCATCCCATTTATTTGTATCGTGCTGTAAAGGACAAGGATCAAAATTAAAATCAAATTCATTATTAAGTTCGTTGTATATGTAATCAGGAGTTCCCCAATCGTCAATGTGTTTTATATTTCTATTTTTCACTTAATTCTTTTTTAAGTATTGTTCTTACTTTATCTATTGTAGTGAAAAGACTGTTGCGACTTATTCCTGTTTTCTTTGCGAGTGTATCTAGTGTGTTCCCCTCGTAGTAATAAAGTTGGAATATTTTTCTATCGTACCAGTATAAGTCATTTAAAACTAAGTCAATCTTGTCTAGCTTTTTAAACCCTATATTCTCTACTACTTCTTCAGGTATATTATAGATATGCTTTTTGTTTCTTACCTCTCCTGTTTCAGTTATATCATAAGTTGTATCGCTTGAAAACTTATCTAGGTAAGTGTAATATTTTTTATACTGATAAAAGAAAGGGCTTCTTTCACTTGTTAAAGCTCTTCTTAAAACTACTGAACCATATTTTGTTATTCCTTCTGCACCATCTTTATCATAAATTTTCCTGACTAATTCTGGTCTTTCTAAAAAATAAATAAATAGTTCTTGCACAGCATTGTCAATATCTGCTTTGTTCTTTGTAAACCTGTAGCACATTTTCCTGAACTTATCACTTAGCTTTGATATTTCACGATAGATCTTATTCACTTGGTTCTTCTAGGTTATCTATCTTATCTACCACTTCGCTTACCATTTCATTCAGGACTGTTTTATATGCTCGTATAACTGCTCTGTTTTTATTCGTTTCTAATCCTGCAAAAAACCCATTTGTAACGACTGACATATTAATTGGTATTATCATTAGCCAGTCGTACCAATTATTTTCTCTAGTTCCAGCACCATAATTATTTGAATATTCCACGATAGTTTCTACTACATCTAAGTAATTATAGTATCTATTTTTTGAACTCACATCTTTTGCAAACTCTTGGCACATTATTATATAGGATTCAATTATAATTTTGTGTTCTTCACTTGCATAGATTGGCTTTGTCATTTTCCAAAGTTAGAAAAATATTTACTCTATTCCTTTTTCTTTTTTTAACTTTTCAACAAGATCTTTGTAATAACTTATTTTATCTTCATAATCTATACGGCTAACTTTCATAATTGTTCTAGCTAAAAGCTCTAATTCTTCAGCAGTTCCTTCACCATACTTACCATCTAAAGCTATTGAGAATTTATATTGTTCTCCTGACTTAAACATATTACAGCCAACACATTGGACTTGGCAATTTTCTTGATTCCATCTTGTAGCTAAGTGCTTCCTGCTTTGAAAATGGCCGTTTTGCATTCCTGATTTGTAATGACTAACCTTGCCACAAGTAAAGCATTGTACGAGCCCCTCATCAGTAGCCTCTCTGAGTCTTATGAAAAGACTAAAACATTTGTCTAGTTCTTTTTTAAGTTTGCTAATTGTTTTCATAGCCTAAGTCTTTACGCCATTTATCCTGAATAGTTCCTTTTCTTAATTCATAAGCTCTACCCCTTAATGATGGTACATCTTCTTGTAGCTTTGCTCTCATTCTCCTTATTGTTTCTGCATTAGTTAATTGGCTTTGTGCATACATACTTAATAATTCTGAAGCAGTCATTATAGTTATATCTATATTTTTATTCTTTAATTCTAAATTCCAATAGTTTGCTATTAGCTTATTGTCATTATCTTTTAAGTTTGGGTACTTAGTTAAAAGTTGTTTAATTATTTCTTTTGTTTTCATCTTATTTGTTTTAAGGGTTCTTGATAATATAAGGTTTCTTGTTTTGGTTTTCCGAGAGTGTGAACTTCATAGTAAGCATTGTCTATTACTTTCTTATGGGCATAAGCCCAACGATAAAAAGTTCTGATATTTAAAAAGGGTTCTTCTTTGCTAAATCTTACACCAAGTCCAAAGGCATCTTCAATTTGATTAAAGGTCATATTTCCGAACCTCTTTTCTTGTATTAAATCTTGTGCAAATATCTTACTAAGACTAGCCATAGTTTGAGGATCAGGCTTCTGTCCTATTTCTACTGAGGTCTTAGCTATTAAGTCTAATACCTTTCCTTTTAATTCTTCTAAGTTTTCTTGTTTTAATGCTTTCATTCGTAAAATGTTTCTTTATTATTCCCTATCCAAATCTGTTCTGTATCATCAACTTGTTTTTGTATGCAACAACTTGACAAAATTAAAAAAATAAAAATAGTTATTATTGTTTTCATAATAGTTTCTTTGCTTCTTGCCAAGCATTTATTTGTGCATCTAGCTTTGACATTGTAGGCTTCTTATAATTTCTTTTTTCCCAAGTAATTATAGCTTGTTTCCAATCCTTCATTTTGTTTTTACCAATCATCCAACCCTTAGATTCGTAGAAACTTATAAAAGCCTCTGCATCTATATTATTCTTTCGTTCTTTACAATAATTTTCAACATCTAAAATAGTGGGCTTATTAAAGTATTTATTTATTATTCTTATTTCTTTATTCTTATTAATAGTTGTCGAGTTACTTCCTTTCAAGTTGTTTAGAAACTTAATAACTAGTTGTTCATTTATTTTAAAGTATTGTTTAGCAGGTATTCCTTTGCGCTTAACTTCTATAAGTCCTTCCTTTTTAAGCGTTGTAAGGCACTTTCTTTGCTGATAAGGGGTTAGTGTAGTATCTTTCTCTATGTTAGCTTCAGTATTAAAAAACCACCCATCAGTCATACCATTTGCTATAAAGTATTCTTCTTTTGAAATTAGGTCAGCAAGTAGGACTGCTTCTTTTAATCCTACTCGCTTTGCCAATTCTTTGTTTAATACTATAAAAGCGGTACTACTTAGAAGGTGTTTCATATAATCTTAACTGTATAGTGATAATTCTTGAGGGCTAAATTAATATTTTCTAATTGATTAGTGTAGTCAAAGTAAGAAGTTTTTATTATACATTTTACTTTATCACTATTTACCTCTAACAATACATTTGATTCTTTAGCTTCTTTTACTCCATTTTTAAGCAAATAGCTTTTCATAAAATCACCATCCAAAAAGAAATCTTTAGCACCCTCTAGATCTTTATATGACCTATAAATCTTATTAAAAGTATTTCTGTATTTTTCCTTATTTGCATAGTTATATTTGTGAGTGTCTCGATAATGGTAAACGGAACATCTATTTCGTTTAATTACTTTAGCTATCACTAAGGGGTGGGTCTCATCTTCCATTATAGCAATAACACTAGCTACACTTCTTGGGATTTGCACTTCACTTCTTCTAGTGTTTAAAGCAAGAGAACCATCAGGCAACCCCAAAACTCTAGTAGTGAGGTTGCATAGGTTTTTAAAGTTATCTTCTGCTGTCATTAGAATAAATCATCAGGAGTTTCCCCAACTGTTTCTTCGCCTAGTTTAGCAATAAGCCAACCATCTATGTTGTGAAAGTATTTGCCGTTGTACTCCCTTGAGGATAAGTTAATTGAAACATTTACATCAGAGCCAACTTCAATATCTCTAAGGCTCTTGATCTTATCGCCAAAGAAACTTATGGCAACTTCTTTATTATATTCTGCATTTTGTTCTACAAGGATAGATTGCTTTTCCCAAGTCTTTCCTGCCTTACTTACTCCTGTTTCTCTTTCTAGTTTCTTTACTAGCTTTCCAATAATATTCATTTTATTTATTTTTTATTTGATTAATTTCTGTTTTTGCTTCTGCTACAGTTTTTTGTTCTTCAGGTGTCATAGCTGACCATTTATCCTGAATTTCTTTTAACCTGTCCTGCAAGACCTTTAGCCTTGCTAAGTCGGTATTTTCTTTTTTTACTTTTTTCTTTACCATTTTATTTAATTAATTGATTAATAATTCCTTCTTGACTTTTTGATAATATATAGTTAGGGAGCTTTTCTTTTACTGCTTCAGCTTTACCTTCTTCTAATGCCTTTAGCATAGCCTTAAACTTCACTTCATCTAGTTTTTCTTTCTTAGCAATAGGTTCGTTTACTCTATTAGTATCAGCATCTTTAGTGTCATCTAATAAAAATAGGTTTCCTAAAGCATACTTCTTAGCATAAGAGCTACTTGATCCAAAGCTCTGAGCAATATCCATTCCTTTCCTTTCAGGATTAATACCTGCTTGTGCTTCTACAGACATATTGGTTTCACCATCTGAGATTGATACTTTAGAATTTAACACTAAGTACCCTGCAATCTCTGAAGTTGTTTCTGTAATAGTTAAATAACAGTTGTACTTCTTTAGTAATGGCTTTACAGCTTCTAGTATATCTTCAGCACTTCTGTACTTGTATTTTCCAAAACTGTTGAATTGATTCTTTGGAGCTTTAAGCTCACTTTGGATAGCTATTAAATAGTCTATCTTTTCTTCTGTTTTCATATATTCTTTTTTTTGTGCCTACTTAAAAGGGCTTCGGCTTTCCCTGTTTTGCAAATATAAACAAACTTATCAACTTATCTTGACTTGATGTGTTTGATTAATTGTTTCTTAATGTACTTCAGGTGTTCTGTATCAATCCATTCTAAGAAGTTATAAGAGTCAAAACAGATCTGAAAGTCCTTTCCATATTCATCTGTTCCTCTTAAATAAACTTCATTTTCGTGTGCTTGGAATGTATTAATATCATTCATTCTTTTGTGTATTAGTTCATCTGGTTTTAATTGCAATTCCAAATCATCTATTTTATCCTCTAGTTCTTGTCTTATTCCCATTATTTTAAATTTATTATTATTGGTTTCTTGTTATTGTCTTTATATGCCTCAAGGTATTCAGGCAGTAGTTCATCTTTGTAGTCTAGTCTTATTTGCCACCCTTCTTCTTTAAGCATCTTAGTAAATAGATTAGAGCATTGTAATTCCGTACCTATGACTTTTACATCAGGATCATTTTTTAAAGCCCAATATTCGCAAAGGACTTTTTTATTATCTAAAGGTTTCTTAGACCAATGGTCAATCTGAGGTTCATTAAACCACTCTTGATATTCAGCGTCTTGTATATCCATCTTAAAATTTCTTTGTCCAATCAATAGAATTATAATACATTCTTTTGACGTGAATAAATAAATCTCTTATTTCTGAAAAATCCAAAGCCTTAAGTTCTTCTTCATCAAACTTTATCAACTTTGGTAATAATTCAGGTTTGTTCTTTTGCACATCTAATAAGCTAATAATAGCTTCTTCGTGTGTAATTGCTTCTTTCATTTTAAACTCTTTCATATTCTTATTACCTATATTAGTCGCAAAGGAATTTTATGCTATTATTGTTCTAATATTTTAAAAAGTGTATCTTTTCAATTTTTCTGTAATCTTGTTTGTCCAAACTTTCAATAAATTCTTCTGAACATTCAGATATTTTCATTCCCATTTTTAAGTCAGGTTTATCATTTTTATAACTTATTCCTGAACAACCACCGCTTTGGAATGTAATAATTGGATAAACACATCCTGTTTGTTTGTTGTAGAAACTACCTACACTTTCTAATTTGATTAACTTTTCCATTTTCTTGTTCTTTAATTTATATTCGTTTTAATTATGGTACAAATATACAACAATTATTTGAATTAACAGAGTTATAAACAGAATTACTTACAAAGTTATTAACAATTAGGTATTGACTCAGGGAAAGACTTTGGGTGCTGTCTAGTATATAGGGGTCAAAAAGAAAAGAAAGTGCCTAAAACGGCTATACGGGGGTGCTACAAAGCAATAATTAGGAGTACTAAGAGAATAAGTATATATATTAAGAATATTCTAAGTCCAGCGTTCTCCTCCATTACAAAGGCATTAAAAGATTTATTGGTAGTGTACCATTATTCAAAACGACTGAGCAGCCGATTGATTGCTTCTTAAAGTTCTTAGCGTATGCTGCTGCATAAGTGGTGCAGTCCACACCACATCCGACCTGCATTCCAAATACTCTGTATTTCTTACCGCAAAACCATTGTACATAAGCTAAAGTATGAGTATGACCACAAACTGAGGACATTAAGTTATTCTTAGACTTAGCAGCTGCCTGACCTCCTTCCCCGTGTTCATACAGTACGTCATCATAAACTACTGATTCTACCCAATTCCAATTAGGAGTTCCCAAAACTTCATTATAAGACTTAATCCAAACAGAAGGAATACCACCTGACATACCTTTTCTTGCAGCCATTCTATCGTGATTGCCAATACAAACATCTGCATAAGGAAAAGCCTTATACCATTCAGAAACTCTTTTAATTGATTTTTCTAATTCATCCCCTGCTGACATTCCATCAGGATCAGGCTCGTGGTAGCTAAAGGCGTGATTATCAAGGATGTCCCCTATAAAAACGACTTGATTACAGTTAAAAGTTTCGTACTGTTCTAAACACCAATCAAGGTAGCCGTCTAAACAGAATGGTTCGTGCAGGTCGCCTATGACTAAGATGTTCCTAGTTTCAGTTTCTCGCAACTTCTGTAAAGCAGCTACCTCGTGGGGTTTTAATCTGTACCTGTTACTTTTTTCCACTATCCGCTATACCTTGTCCGATTACTAAGGTTAAAGAAGCGTAAAATAAGTTTCTAGCCGTTTCTTCATCAACGCCTAAATAGGTTACAATGATAGGAACGACAATACTTGATACGGTGTACCAAAATTTCTTAGATTTGAAAATCTGTGCGATCAGCCATTTTTTAAACATAATTTTGTTTTTTAGTTATTATTAAAGTTTATAAGATAGTCCTATATTAAATGAACCTTCTTCATCTTTTGTCGTATAGCTTGGTTCTATATAAAGGTTATTCCAAACCCTCATAGAAAACCCAACTCCTACAGTCATATTTTCTACCCCATCTTCATCAGGCATTTGTGCTGACAAATAGATGTTGTCATTAAAGTTGTATCTACCTATGAAATCATAGTTATCACCATTTTGTTGAACCCCTACCATAATGTTACTATTTAAGTGGTAGCCAACTCCTATGCTGTTGGTAAAATTATCAACACCCCAAGCTTCATCTTCAGCAGGTTGTGTGATATTACTCATTACTCTTACTTGTGCTGAAGCACCTAAGCAAAATAATGCTATAATTGTTGTTAAAATTGTTTTTTTCATTTTATTTATTTTTGATTATTAAATTTATATTAGTGCCGCCTAAATTAATTATTTCTTTCATCAGTAAATCCATAGCCAATGTTGAATTACTAACAAAGTCCTGTTGATGTCCTATTCCTACTAGGATGCAACCCCTTGTGTCTTTAGCTGAATTTCCCCTATGAAAGAGTATATAAGTGCGGTCTTTTACATCTTCAACTAATAAGTGAAGATAGTCTCTTGTTGCTGATTCCCTAGCATATCTCATTCTAACTTTGTATTGGCCATCAGGAATACAGCTTATGCTTCTTTTATTGTCAAGGTAGGGTAGTTCTAAGGTATGGCAGAAAAACTCTCCATTAACAAATAACTTTCCAACAGTAGAGTTGTCAGTAAACTCATCCCTTATAATTAATAGATTAACGCCCTTGACCTCTTGACTTTTTTTTGTATGCATTTTGAGATTTTGAAGCATTTTTAGAATGAACTCCTTTACGCTTTTTGCTATTTGATTTAACAGTTTCAACTACCTTATTTTTTGCCATCTCGTTTCTTCTTTTGAAAATACCACTTATCTGCCGTGTACATAATAGATAAAATTAAAAGTAAAATCTTTAAAAGAATTTCTAAATTACTGAATGTTGCTACACTTAGGATTGTTGTATTTAATATCAGTACGTCTCCCACCTCCTTTCCTAGTTGTTTTAGTGCCATCTTTTAAGTATGATTTTAGTTTAGTTTTGTTTACCTCTTTTACTTTGTAATTTTTCTTCATTAGTTTAGAAAGTTTCTTAATGTTAATCTAGTTCCTTGCTGATTAGGTCTTTCTAAATTCATATTAGAGTAGTAGGAGTTCCTGTCAGGATTTACATCTGCCCCTGTGTTGGTAGAATATTCAGGGAAACTAGATGTATTATTACAAATATAATCTACCATCCTTTCCATATAATATTCAGCAGTATTCAAAACTTCATTTCTAAGCTGTTGTGCTTCTTCTGTAGTTAAAGCCGTTCCTGTTTCTGAAGTCTTGGAATAAATATTCCCATTCTCGATCTTGTAGCGTAAAAACGGTACTGCCAACCATAAACAGTACGAGGGCAAAACTTCCGCAATATAATCGTTAAGTAAAGTTGCATAGGCTTCGTTCCCTACATTGTTTACTGTTCCTGCTACAATTAAGTCTTTCAATTTCTGATTTAAGTCCGTGCCAAGTTTGGTTTCTATATAGAGTTTTTGTGCTTGTTTTATATATGGGCTCAAAAGTTCTGTCGAAACATTAAGCCCTATTGTTGTAGAATCTTTCAGTCGTTCTTCTGATATAAATAGTACGTATGCCATAATCTAGTGTTTTGTATTTCCTGGTAAAAATCCGTTGTTATCCATTCTTTTTGGTGGTCTTGCTACTAAGTTATCATTCTTTTCAGCAGTAAAGCCTTCTGATCTTGCATCTGTGTAGCCAATTAATTGACTATCTGAAATCTTGCTTTTGGCATTTCTTAAAGAAGTTTTATAGATTCGTCTTAACCAGAAGTGGTGGCAATTACCTCCTCCTTTATAAAGCTCTAACTTGCTGGGTTTCAATGAATTACAACAATCTTTGTCTTGATCAGACAGCCATATAGAATATTTTAAATCACCACCAGCACCCCATCCAATATTTCTACCTTGCTTGTCAGAATAGTAATAGTCGTTTACTACAATATCTGACATTTGTAAAATATCTTCTTTACGATATATCTTTTTAGCTGACATCATTTTAGTACAAAATGGTCTTTCTTGACCTGTTTCATTTACTAAAAACTGATCTTCTGCATATACATATCTAACTTTGTAAAAATCATTATAAGACTTATTCACTCCATCCTGACTACTTCTAGCATTAGGTCTGGCTGTTCCTGTTGAGGCTAGTTCTATTTTATCATTTGCTATTTCATTTAAAGTTTTCTCAAAGTCAAAATCTTGGTGTTCTCCATCTACTATTTCTTCTTCTACTAACTCCCAATCATCAGGGATGTCCTCTAAGGTGTCTAGGAAGCTCTCTAAGGCAGTAAACTTACTTGTCTTAGATAAGTCCTCCCTAACCTCTACATCTACGTCTAAAGGCTCATATCCCATTTCTTCCCGAATTTCATTAGGGGTAAGCACCGCAGCAAGATCTTGATTAGTAAACTTAGTAGTAATAGGTTTCATTTGTACGAACTGAACAGGCATATCCATATTATTTACTTTGAATATTTTATGCAAGACCTTTAGTATTTGAGATTGGAAGCCTACAATTACTGTATTATGATAAAAATTTGCGGCACTATTTAATTCGTCTGCATTACTTGAAAATCCGTTTTTTGAATCTAAGCCCATAAGAGTTTTACTGGTAATTCTGTGTCCTGAACAGATGTTTGAAGTCAGAAGCTCCTGGAGTGCAAGGTACTGCTTATCCAAATCTGAAGGAGTTATAGCTTGTATTTCAGGTGTCCTAGTTTTGTCATCCGAGAATGTCAAAATAAATTTCCCTGCATTGTTCTGTCCTGTGAACTTATCAGCTAGGCTTTGTTCTATTTGAAAACGCTCCTCTTGTGTTGGGATTCCATTAGAAAAATTAACCATAAAGCTCCCTGAAAATCCTGAACTCACATTATTGAGATGAAACTCAGAGATCCTACCATCCAAAAGACTCCAATTATTGCAAGAAACATAATCAGGAATGTAGTAGCTGTTCATATTAGGACTATAAAGCCCTGAATATAAGATTTGATTAGGTGAAGTCCTATCATTAGTATTAAAAGCAGGAACATAGTACGGCTTGTTTTGTCTAGTATTAGACCAATCAGTACTTACATAGTAACCTGTAGTCTTTCCAAGTTCATCAGGTCTTGCACATCTTATTTTAGAAACATCAATATGATAGACTTCAGCAATTTGTGTCCTGTCCTTTGACCATACTATGTTTAAGGCAAAAGCCCCTTGTAGCTTAAAGTCAAAAGAAGCCTTAACTAATACTTCGTGTAGAGTTTCATTTCCGTTTGCTCTATCTAAAAAATGCTGCAACTTAACTCTAGCTTCTAAATCTCTATCTTCTTCATCCTCTATAATAATGTCTTTTCCACTAATCATCTCAGCAGTAGCGTTTATAATAGCAGCTGAGATACTACTAGAATAGTAAAGGTCAATTAAGAACTGAGGGTACAAATTAGACCACTCACCATTAGCATCTCCATAGCTTATCCATTCCTTACCTCTTACTTCTGTTACAAGTGGAGCTGTGCTTGTTTCTAAATTGATATTTATGATATTATCTTTCATATTTTATTTTTTATAAACCTGCAAGTCTATCGTTTATATTAGCCGTTAAGGCTTCACTTGTTGAAGTGTATATCTGTATTTCTGATATTGTTCCACTATAGGCATTAGTATCTGGAAATCTTACTCCTATTGTATCAATATCTACCGTTCCTGCTCTTGTGTTTGTGTCAGCTTGTTCTATTCCATTTTTCCACAAAACTACTTTATCAACGGCATCTCTGGTGAATACTATATAATCATCACCAAAAGTACCACTATCTAAATCAAAATCAGCAGAAGAACCATCTACTTTTATTCTTATTTTATCACTAGCTATGATTTTGATAAATTCATTTGCTATTGTATTGTCAGCAATAACTACATTAGAAAAGGTATCAGGATTAAATCTTATAGCTATTGTAAATTCATCTGGTAAAGAAATCTGGCCTGATGTTTGAAGATTATTTACATCACCACTTACAAAACTCAACACTCCTCCTGAGTAAGCAGGTTGTTCCGTAGCCGTGGTTTGTGTCATATCATAGCTATTACTAGAACTATCCGCCCAAATTTTAACATCAGCACCATCAAGAGTTATCCCTTCCCCTTTCTGATACCAAGCCTCAAGACTTGATTCATCATCAGGAGACCATCCTCCTAGTACTGGAGTTGATACTAAACTTAATCCTAGTTTAAGTGCTAACACTATGAAGGTTGCTCTTGATAGCCTATTCCCACGCCACTCGTGAGAGTAATAGCCGTTACATTCATAAAGAGTGTTGTTCCAGCAGGTAAAGTCGTAACTAAAGCAGCCTCTCCTGTTGCATTAGCAACTGTTATTGAAGCCACTACACTTTCAACAGGAAAATTGACACAATACCAATCTTTACTTGTTTGAGCTACTGTTGCGAATATTTCAGTAGCATTATTTTTACCTAGTTGCTCCATTAAGAGCTGTTGTACGTTTTCTATTGCTGCCATTTTATTTTATTTTATTGTCCGTAATATATTGTATTTGTTGAAGTCGGTGCTTCATATTCTGTATATTGTACTTCTTCACTTCCTGCTTTTTCTCCTAAGTATAGTATGCCTATGGCTACAAGCCCTTCTACTACTCCATTTGTATTTGCCACAGGTAATACATCTATCTCTGTTGCTGGGGCTGTATGTAAAGCTACTACTACTGCACCTATCCAACTAACTTCATAGACTTCATACTTATAGTAACCAGCAGGGATTAATTTTGTTCTTCCTGTATAAATATCAGGAGTTGCATTATAAGTGAACTCTAATTTTGTATATCTATTATTAATAGTTTCTACTGCTGCATAAGAATAGAATACAGCCTCATCCAAGTCGTTTATGAATTTAACTAAGTGTCTAGTCTTAGCTGAAGTTTGAGTGCCTATTCTATTCGCCTTAGTTTCTATATAGGCATTAAAGTTTGTTTCTCGTATTGCTTGTATCATCTACTATATATATAGAAAAGGCTTGTATTTATTTGCTTATTACTTCTTTTTAAAAGAAAAGAGGGCTTAAAAGCCCCCTAATCCAAGAATATATGAAAACTACTAATTAAGAAGTTACGATTGTTCCCATTGTAAATGCTGCATTATCGAAAGGGTCTGTAGTGTAGTCCGCAACCATTGGAAAAGGAATACTCTCCATTCCGTCAAAGGTAAGAGTGTAACCTCCTCTGTCTCCCCAAGCAGCTCCAGAATCCATTGTACCTGCATTAAGCTCCATTCCATTAGTAACACCTAATCCAACAATAACATCGTGTCCGTTTGGTAATTGTGAGTTTAATTGAGCAAAACATACCACTTTAGTTGCCCCTAATAATTTAATTTGATTTTGATCCTCTTTAGTAAGTCTGTTAAGAATTACACTTAAAGTTGGAGTATAGTAAATAGTTCCGTTTTCACGAGAACCTACTATTGTTTCTGTCATACTAGCTACACCTAAAGGCATAGTATATCTGTATAGTACATTAGTAGACATTTCAATATCTGAAATTTCTCCCGTTGCCTGTACTATTCCTACTGTTTCTATTGGTGCTGTAAATTGGTCATAGACTCCGAAGTAGACATACTTGATGCCGCCACTCGTTCTATTGCAATCCAATCCACGCCCCTTTGATAATATTCCACAAGCCATTTTTTAATTTTTTTTAAGTTAAGGGAGTGCTTTTACACACTCCCATTTTTTATTATTATGAACAAAGAACTAAATCAGCACCTACTCCTGTTTGTGTTCCTGCTGAGTATCTGCAAACCATTCTCATATTATCACTTCCGTCAAGATTAGCCATATCTAAAAGTTGAATACGAGGCGAAGAACTTAATCCATCACTTAAGAGATCCGTACCGAAGAACATATTTGACTTAGCACCTACTACGATTGCTGCATTTTGTAATCCATTAACTACTGCAATTTTAATTCCATTGAATTGTCTACTGTAGTCGTCTGACATATTTCCGTAAGGGAAACCAGTTAAAGCAGAAACTGCTTGAATATATAATTGCCAATTTTGTTGATTGATGAAGATGTATAAATCTTCTTTCCCAATTACTGCTGCTGGTACTGCATCAATCGCTGCTTGTAAGTCTGCTAAAATTGTTCCGACAACTGGAGCTACACCTGCACCTCCTGTTAATACTGCTTGATTAACTGTTGCGTCATTACCTGCTCTTAACCATCCTGCTGCTCCTGCTCCTGTGAAACCAATAAAGTCTCCACCTGCATTAGCTACACCTGCCCATATTGAAGTTTCAGTTGCACTAGCAATTACTTCTCCCATATAAGAGATAACATAGTCATCAAAAGATGCTGGAGGAGGCGCACCTGCTCCTGCTCTCATTTGCATCGCTTCAAAGC